GATCTTGTGGGTCGGTATCCCGTAAAAGGATATCTTCGGCTATACTACGACGTTGCGCTAACATAACATTATTATTTTTAACATTAGATAAATCTAATAATGTAAAGGCAAATTCGTCTATCTTTGCATCATAAGTTGATACCACTTGTTTAGTGATAGCTAAAGCCTTTAAATAGGCGGTTTCACTCATATAAGGGATCAGCTCATCCTTTGCGAGTTCTAGTCTCGTATCAAAATCTGATAACGTAGTTTCTAGAATCGTAAAAGATTCACCTTTCAGCATTTCGACCACGCTTTGCATAGTCTGATGCAGTGGTATAGACGCCCGTTTGGGCTCTATAACATCCTCCTCATTATGAGGATCTATCAGTACACTAATTGCATATTCTAGCGATTTATTATCCGATTTGGTTAATGATCCTAAAATAGCTAAAAGCGCATGATGTGCGCCAGCCTTAAGAGGTTTGGTCATATCATGACTTCCACGGGCTAACACGGCTGCAATTGCAGTTCGTGATAGCTGGATTCGTCTAAGAGCTAATCGCAAGATTAGTCCAACTTTTCCGGGTAATGAATCTCCTTTAAGGAATTCATTCCATGATAACCCTGAGACATCTTCACCGCTTAATGATGTTCGCTTAGCAAACTCAAAAGCAGGAATAGTCGGGGCAGGTATTGATTTGGCAGGGTTTGCACCCACGCCTAAAAGATCTAGTATTTTACAATACTCAAGATAAACATCTTTATCAAAGATAACGATGTCATCTCCAAGGATCTCATATAAATCATACCATAACTCCTGTTTTCCTTTACATCTATGAACTGCAAATTGCAGAATCATATGATGTGTTAAGGCTAACATAGCCCAGGAACTTAAGGCCCCCATTGGTTGCCCAACAGAGTATTTGTAGTGACCAGGAACTAATACAGGATATAGATCCGTGATTTTAGAACTGTTTAACACATAATCTCTTTCTACTAACAGATTTCGCCAGGCATCACTTAATGCTTTAGAAAATAGCGTCGTTAATACACTTTGTTGTAAAACAATAGGTAAACGATCCGTAGCTGAGCTTAGGTCAACTGACCAAGCATGGCCACGTCGCAACGCTTTCTCCATAGATCGCAATGCCGAAGCATCTTGATCCAAGGTTCCATCGTTAGGTAGAGCCCCTAAAATCTTAAATAAATAAGAGTGTAGAGGTTTTAAGAATGACTGTGTCCAAACATCGACTATAGCGAAAACACGAAGTTTTCCGGCCGCTTCCTCTTTAAGAGCAAGCTGACCTCCTTTCAGATTTACATCTGAAGGACTAGCAAATGTCCACGTTCTTTGATCAGGTAGGAATGTTCTTCGAACTTCTCCTCCATCTTCTTCTGCACAAAATGCCATATTCCCTTTTACAGGAATTCTGGCCCCTTTTGTAAGTGCGTTAAATAGATATTCGGTATAATTATCGAGTTTTCTAAACAACACAAAAGATTTTGATGCTATAGCATATTGCTTAAACATGTTATAGGTATCAGCATCTTGGACTATCCAACACAAATCGGATAGTACGGAAGACATGGCTACACCTGCATTGGTACTGGCAGATCTCGACTTAACAATGTAAGAGGCAGATATTGATTGCTTTGAGGGTAAATACTCTCTCAGTAATCGTTTCATATCTTTCGATATAAAGGTATCAAATTCATCAAGTATACTTTGCTGCCCTGTATAAGGGTCAGTAATAGTATTTAACTTAGGTGAAAGTGGTCCTTCTATAATTCGATATAGATTGAACAATGTCAACCAGAATCTTATAACACTAGCATTACCATTTCGTATAGATCTTCGATCTTGCGACTGGATAATGAAAGGGATTCCATTATGGAGTCTCGGAAGTGGCATAGAAGGTTCTGCGTCTCTTAACGATTTGTAAGGAGATCCTGCAAGGAAACGTTGTAGTGCGACTGATGAAGCTTTCATCCACTTAATCGTGAATGAAGTTCCATGGCAATTATTCATTTTGAGAATAAATTGCCCAAAGTTATGTATAGTTTTAACTCGAGAGACAACTTTTACTCTATTAAAAATTATCGAGGAAATTTTCCAAGAATATTTTAATAAAATAGATAAGAATCCTTTCGAATCCTTAAGCGAAAACATAGACTTAGGTGTATCAACAGTTAATCTTTTGAGGGATTTAGGATTTATATTAAATATAAATTTCTTCATCTTTTATTACGGTTAATTGTTGGCTAAGACTACTGCGCTGTTCCTTTTCAGGGACGCCAGTTATCAAGGTGCCACCTTTACAGTTAGTTTGTTATAAGATAACTCACTAAGCACTGCGGATAATCTCAGGTCATTATCGGAACCGAAAAAGGTTTTACTTCCCTTCTCCAAGAAGGAGGTAATCCAATCTTACGACT